TCAGGAGTGGGGGCGTTGGTCCGGCGCTGCGAGCGTCGATAACATATCGGTGAGATGTTCGCTGGCGAGCGCCACGATGGCGAGTGCGGCCTGCTGGCGGTTCCAGCCGGCATGTTCGGCTTTTTCAATGAGCCCCTGAATGGAGGGTTCCAGTGCGAACTGGCACTCGGCCTGATAGTCCATGGTGTCGATCGAAAGCGACGGGGAATTGATTGCGGCCCGCATCGTTTGGTCTCCCTGTTTTCCGTCATGTCCTTCAAACGCGAAACGCAAATTGGAACATGCACATTCAGAGGCCGGTGATACCGCATCTGCCCCGCAGGGCCCGATATCACTGGCAGCGAATCCCCCAGCAGGCGGGAGTTAACGGCAAGTGCCCGTCGCTGTCAACGAATGCCCGGTAGCGATGAGGCGGGGATGCGCTTTTTCAGAGGCTTCGGTTGCGGAAGGGTTTTCGTCTCCAGATCAGCAGAGCCATGACATAAAGCGCGAAAAGGACGAACCATGTGACCGGAAGCACCATGAAAAGCGCCGCAAAAGCACAGCTTCCCTCGAAACAGGAGCCGAGGAGCCCGGAATCGGCAAGGGCTGCCGATAATAAAAACGCACATACCCCGCTCCCGACCGCGCCGAGGACGAACAGCAATATGGTGATGAGTAATCTCATAATCTCGATCATAGGGATGATTGAGACAGCTTTGCGGAAGTAACGTCACCGCAACGCCGAGAATCGCGCTTTCGTCCGCTTCATCGCAAGAATTTGAAGAGGCATCCCGGGATCGTTGGGTGCCTCGACGCAGCATGACTGAAAAACCGCCCGGGGGTTATGTCAATTTCCTTTCTGGGGCGCGGTTTTAATGTATATCTTACTTCATTGCGGTATATTGTGAAATATATTTTGTAATATAAATATTTTTGTGAGAGATTTTAGAAAGTTCATAAGTATTTTTTCTTCATCGTTTTGTATCTAGGTTAGGCGATAAATCCGAGTGTTATTTCATTGATATTTTAGCCATCACTTACTGACAAGCGGCGCGGATTCACCATCCTGCGGCTGTGTCGCGAGGAAAGGATAGCAGATTTGTTCATTCTTTCATTCCCGGCTTGCCCGACCGGCAAGCTCTCGGGCCTTGTGGCCTGCGCCATCGTGCTGACAGGTTTCCTGACGCAGGCTTCCGCTCAGTCGCGCGCCTGCAACGACCCTACGCCTGTCGGCAATCTCGACGAAATGTTCGATGCCATCTTCGCCTGCTGGGTGCCGCCGGAGGACACGGAGGGACTGGTGGTGACGCTGCAGTTCATTTTGCACAAGGACGGAAGGATAAGGGACAAGGTGGTGGTGATTGCCGCGCGCCCGCAGGAGGATAGTCCAAGACGCAGGGCCTTCATCGAATCCGCCATCGAGGCGGTAAGGCGGGCGGCACCTGTTCTCTTTACCGAGCAGTTTGGAAGCCGTATCGCCGGCCGGCCGCTGGCGCCGCGTTTTGTCGGTGTAAAAGAGCCTGTGCCGACGCTGGAACTTTAGAGGCCAGGCGAAAACACGCGACGCTTCGAGCGCTGGCGTCGTGACTGCCGGCAGCAAATTTACTGCGATCGGAATGCCCGACCTAAAACGAGGCTTCCGAAGCTCACGCGATGCTTCAAACCGGCATCGCAACGTCTTGTCCTTTATGGAGAAATTTGGTGGGTGATGTAGGGCTCGAACCTACGACCCGCTGATTAAGAGTCAGCTATTTATTAATATAAAAACAAAGCCATAAAAACAAACTGCGTATAATCCAGTATGGCAAATTTCAATAACTTACAGTCCATTTGAAAACTAAAAAGCCCGCTCATTTGGCGGGCTTTTGTACAGCTGTTTTTGCTTATTTGTCCAGTGACCGCGGCACCTTTGTCACCAACCCTTACCTTCCAGCTTCAGAATCGCTTGCTCTGCGAGCTCTACCTTACCGCCCAGATAATGCGCGTCCAGGATCTGCTCGACGTCCTTCATGCTATGGCCGGTGATCGATGCGATCTGCGCCGTGTTGCAGCCTGACAGCGCCAGCCGCGTGACTGCCGTGCCGCGCAGGTCGTGGAATGTCAGGCCCTTGACGCCAGCAGCCTGCACCGCCTTGCGCCATGAAGTCCGAAAGCCATCACTGGTCCAGCTGTTGCCGTGCGCGTTGGTGAGGATCGTCGTAGCCTTGCGCGGCATTGCGTCTAGCATCTTCCGCACGGGAGCAGAGAGCGGAATGACGACGCGCGCTCCGGTCTTCCCTTGCCGAACGCGCAGAGCCGAGCCGTCGTAGTTGGTCCAGGCGGCGGCGAGGATGTCGCCTTGACGCTGGCCGGTCCACAACGCCAGCAACAACGCAGCGCTGATGTCCGGCTTGTGAAGCGACAGGACGGCAGCCACGTCCGCCTCCGTCCAGATTTTTTCTGTTCGATCGGCTTCATAAAGCCTGCCGCCGCGTTCACACACGTTGACCGTGATCAAGCCCCGGTCTTTGGCGAACGACAGCACCCGTGCAAGCGTGGTCCAAGCGTAATCGGCGGCTCGAGGTCGGTATTGATCTTTCGTCTTGCCCCCGGTCCTGGCGATGGTGTCGCGCCACTCCTTGAATTCTCCGCGCGCTTCCTTGCTCTGGATTTCATTGAACGACATGTCTCCAAATTCATCGCGGATCATGTCGAGGTAACGGCTATAAGCGCGGCGCGTTTTATCCGATGTGCCAGTAAACTCAGACGCCCCTTTGAAGTCCGTTATCAATTTGCCGAGCGTCTCCGATGGATCCGTGAACCGACCTTCTGTTGCGTCCGAAAAGGCGCGAACAAGCAGAGGGTCGCCCGGTTGAATCGGGGAGCCGTTCTTGTGCTTCAGCAGCGGGCCGCCGCGCCAGGCGTAGCAGTAGTAAATCGTCTTGCCTGTGGCCAGCGTCTTCTTAACCTTCATTAGCCCTTTGAGCTTTACGCGCGTCACGACGGCGCCTCCAATCGCTTAGGCCAGTGTCGGCCGTCTCATTCCCGCTCTTAGCAAGCCCGCTGATCTCGTTGAGCTTCGCGTCTATTGCCGCCTTGTCCCACCGTCGCGTTCCGAAGATCGCGGCCGGCATCTTGTGGCTTGCCACCCACATTGAAAATGTGGATTCAGCGATACCGCAATATTCTGCTGCCTGCCGCCTCGAAAGGAGCCGCGGCCCGTTGTCGTTGTCGTGTTTCATGCGACACCTCCCGCAACTGAATTTGGCTTCGTCGCCTCGATGATTACGTCGAGCGCGTCGATCGTGCCTGAGAGCTTTGCGGCTCTAAGCCCTTCGTTCACTCCTATTTGCCTAGCATCCATGCGCAAAAATGCCCGCAATTCGGCCAACTTTTCATCCCGTCTCCTAATCAGGATATCAGTATCGATCGTAGCCCAGCTGGTCACGGCTTCTCCTTCAGGGCGTTGCGTCCTGCCTCGGTGATCACCCATCTGCGAGGGTTCATCACGCATTCGGCCAGCCCATTGCGGCGGCAGAACTGCCGGACTTTATCTGCTGCATTATCTGCAATCCCTGGATGCTGCCCATTGGCGAGGCGGATCAGGAACTGCAAGTGTTCGTCTCTGAGCTTCATGGCTTGCCCTCCATCTTCGGTTGGGATGATGGGGCTTGGCAGTTGCCGCAGATCGTTGACAGCCCGCCCTCGAAGAACGGCCCCACCCGGCCAGCCCCGCCACACGTCGGGCACCCGCCTCGTTCTAATTTCATGGGCGGCGAAGTGCTCCAAGTCTTCCAATGCCGGAATTCAAGATCCATCCTGGCCGGTGTTATCGAGTGCGGCCCGTTGATCCTGATTAGGTCGCTTTGCGGGCGCGCCTGATCCTGCCAACTCTTGGCATTCCGATCATAATCCTCATGGGTGAGGTGGCGGATTTCCAGCGTCTCGCCCGGGCGCATGTAGATGACCTTATCAGCCATTGTCCTTGCCCTCCGTAGCGAGGGCGGAGTTGGCGTATTTTCCCGCAGATGTTTCAGGCCATTGGCTAGCGATGTAACGAAGCTGCGCCTGAAGCGTAATTACCTCGTTCTCGGCGGCTAACGTGCGCTCCAGCATCGTGCCGACGTATTCGCGGGCTTCGGGGTAATCCTGCCCTTCGATGCCAGCCTCGTTCAACGCTGCCACTAGCGGATAGATGTGCTCCGACCAGTTCATCTTCTGGCAGCCGATGATGCTGTTGCGGATGTCGTTGATCTTGGCGAGCGCCTTTTCGAGCACCTCCACATGTGATGAGGGCGAGGGGGTGGCCGCCTGGCGCGCGCGGTCGGCAAGAATGGCCTCTGCGATCCAGAGCGTGCGCTGGCCAAGCGTTTTTGCGTTGTGAAGGCGCATATTCAAAGCGCGAGCAATCGTCTCGACGTCATCAGGAATTTCCGTCATCTCTTCGCTCCTCGCGGCATTCACGCCGCGGCCCTCCGCCTGCCGTTGTCGTTTGCCGGGCGCCTCCGACGCGACTCGCGCGCTGCTGTCACGGCGCCGGGGATCTGCAGCGGCTGGCCTGTCTTGTCAGCGACTTGCCGAGCAATCGCGGTAAGCTCTTGGCTGGCTGCCGGGTTCGCGACAGCGATAGACATGATCGCGCCGGCAGTCGTGCCCTGCGCAATAAACTCGTCGGCCGTGAGAACATGAATTCTTCTGGTGCTGTTGGTCATGGTGGTCTCCTTTGGTGGCGCGCGGTTGGTAGCCGCGCTTTGGTGGTTGGCTGCTGCTAAACTCTTCTCTCGATGGCAATGCGCCTGTCCGTGTCTGCCAGGGCCGTCACGGCGGACAGCCCGAACAGGCAAATGCTGACAATTGCGGCGGCGCGCACCAGGATTAGGTGCGAAGCCACGATGTGATGCCCGACAGGCGTGTCGACGATGGGGATGATGCGGATGTGGCGGGAGGTGGTCACGGCAGCCACCACCAGACAGCGGCGATTGCCAGAAGTTCGACGAGGACCACAATACCGACAGCGCCGTACAGGTAGCTGTGGCTATCGCGCACTGGCTTGTCGTAGTCCATCACGCGTCACCGTGGACGACTGCTGGCGCCATGTCCCAGTCGTCGCCGGCATCGACGCCGTCGATGACTGCCGAAGTTGAGAAAACTTCGTAGCGGCCACCGTAGAGGCCATGGAGGCGTTCAGCTTCGGCCACCGCCGATTCGATGCTGGGATGCTCGAACGGCATGCGACCTGACATGATCGCGCCGGTCTTGATGCGGCCAGTCCGGCGACCGCGCCTAAACACGAAATGCCCGCCCCCAACTTTTTCGTTGCGGCGCGGACGCGGGTGCTTCTTGCTCTTGTGGTCGGGCTTGTGGAAAGGCTCCACGCTGCCTGCGGGATTGATCGGCGTGTAGTCGCCGAGTTCAAGGTCAGCAACGGGTCTTCTGGAATCGTGAAACATCGACAGTCTCCTCTTGGTGGTTCCGCTTTGGTTGGCGGCAGCAGATAGACGCGAGTGGGCTTCTTCATGCTGTGAGGGGAGTTGTATGCGCATTCGCCTTTTTTGTCAACCTACAAAAAGGCGCGAACGCATTTTCCTTCGCCGATTGACTTGGGTTGCATTGGCTATAGTCTTACACCAGTGAGGGCGGGGGAAGATATGATCAGGTACGCAATCCTTGGAATCATTTGCGCGACTGCCGTGCCGTCTGCCGCGGTCGCGCAGCAAGCGCACAGGCTTAAGCCCCTCGACGGGATGAGCAGCATAATCGTCTGGAAGTCTTCAGACGCTCAATCGGAGGCTAACCAGATCATCAATTCTGGCCTGGCCGGACAAGACCCGTCAATCTTGGCGCCCTACGTCGCATGCATCGTGCCCCCCGGCACCCAGGTCATTGTGACAGATATGGGAATAGTCACCCACGACATCATGATTCCCGTGGGCAAGAACAAAGGCTGTCGCGGCAACATCCCCGCCGAGAATCTGAACTAGCGTCGGCGCGACCGCCTCGGCTTTACGATAGCCGCCTGGACAATGCCCAGGATCACAACGTCGGTAGATTTATCGCGCTTGTGGTTGATCGAAAGTGGCGACTGATGTTCTGGATCGAACGACCTAGGCCAAAGCCACTTCCTGCCGTTCTCGTCGATCACGAGCTCCTTGAGGGTGGCCTCATACAGGCCTGCCTCGTCTTGCCGTTGCACGACAACCACATCACCGTCGACGGGCGAGATGGGGTTGTCATGCAGGCCCGCGACGAAAACGATGCTGCCATCGGGGTAGAGTTCGTCCATGGACGTCCCTCGAACCAGAAACGCCCTCATCTTGTACGGAGCAACATTCGCCGCGTAGGGCAGTGATACTAGGGGCGCCTCGTGCTCGTCGAACGGCATAGCCTCTCGCCAGACCCCCGCCTGAATTTCGCCGATCAACGGGAAGGCCTGAGCATCGTCGATCCCGTCTTGGTCAACTGGCGCCAACCCCGAAAAGTACACCGTGCTCTTGCCAGACTTTTGTGCCAGCCTTGATGTATATTTAGACCCCGGCAACTGCTTCGCGCGTTCCCATTTGGAAATTGTAGATTGCCCGCCTTCACCCATTTCCAGGAATTCAGCGAATTCCTCCTGATCAAGCCCCAGCGACTCGCGAAACGCTTTTATGCGTTCGGCCGCAGACTTTTTTTGCTCTTCAATATCCATAAAAATCTCATTGCTAATTAAAGACGTATGCGCATAGGGCTAAAAAAAATCGCCGTCAAAGGCGGACTCGCCTTTTTCCGCTTGACGTCGTATGCGAATGCGCATATGCCTATCGATGTCACCGGGTCAGGAAGGGCAACCCAGACTGGAGGCGAGACATGAAAAACGAACGAGGCGAATATTTCAGAAGAAGATTTGTCGCTAGGGAGCGGCAAAGAAGAGGATTTTTGCAGGAGCGGGGTCCACCCGCATTTTAGGCCGTTAGGCCACTATAAATTTTCCATCACCAGAGGAGACCTGAGACATGCGGCACGAAACTGGCACTGGCAGAAGAATAACGGAGCAACAAGGCGGCAGGAGAAGAATCTGAGGCGACGCAAGGCCACCCGATTGGGTGGCTTTTCCTTTTTGTAGGGACCAAACTTACGCCACCAAGGAGACCACCATGCAACTCAGACCGTACCAGTCGGACATCATCGAGAGAACGCGCAAGGCGATCGCGCAGCACGGCAGTGTCGTCCTACATATGCCAACTGGCGGCGGCAAGACGAGAGTGGCAGCGGAGATCGTGTCGACGTCAGAAGGGCCGGTATGGTTCATCTGTCATCGCCAGGAAATTGAAAGGCAGGCAGCAGCCGCCTTTGAGGCAGCAGGCATAGACTTCGGCGTTGTGTCGCCGCGCGGAGAGCCGCAGTACGAAAGACCGGTTCAGATTGTTTCTGTCGGCACGCTTGCCCGTCGAATGGGCGACCTCCCATCACCTAAGCTCGCAATTTGGGATGAGTGCCACCACGTTGCCGCGAAATCTTGGGCGGCAATCCGCGAGCAACTTCATTCAACAGTACACGTCGGACTTACTGCCACGCCCGAACGACTCGACGGCAAAGGCCTGAAGGAGTGGTTCTCTGACTTGATCGTTGGGCCATCCACCCGCGAACTCATCGACGGCGGCTACCTTTCCGACTTCCGCTATTTTGCGCCGTCAGATCCGGATCTCGCCGCCGCCAAGTTGCAGGCGGGCGACTATCGAAAGAAGGATGCTTCGGCGATTATGAATACGCCGGTCCTCATCGGCGACGCGATAGCTGAATACAAGGCTAAGGCGAACGGCAAGCGGGCGCTGGTGTTTGCAGCATCTGTCGAGGCCAGCATCGCAATAGTTGACCGCTTTACTGCTGAAGGCATTGCGGCACAGCATATTGACGGCACGACGCCGACGGCGGAGCGTGACGAGGCGGTCAACGCGCTGGCCGCCGGATCGATCAAGGTTCTGAGCAACGTCGAGGTGTTCACGGAAGGCTTCGACCTTCCGGCCATTGATGCTGTTATCCTTATGCGCCCCACGAGAAGCCTAGCTCTGTTTCTCCAGATGATCGGCCGCGCTCTTCGCACTGCAGACGGCAAGGACGAGGCGCTGATATTCGACCATGCTGGCTTGTGGCTCGATCACGGATGGTTCGACGCGCCGCTGCCATGGTCGATCGAGGGTGGCGCACGCAAGCGGCGAATTGCGTCTATGGGCGAAGGGCGCTTGCGCCGGTGCCCCGAGTGCAAAGAAGTCCGGCTCGAGATGGTTGAGACGTGTCGCTGTGGTTACGATTTCCCGACCGGCCGCGAGATTGGCGAATACGACGGCGTATTGCGCGAGGTGCGGGGTGTGGTGCCGGAGGGGGTGGTGTCGCGAGCGGCGTTTGAAGGCATCCACCGAGTCTCTAACCGCACCGTTATTTCGTGGATCGATAGGGGTATGCCGTACACACAGCTTGGCGTACCATTGGAGGACGCGAACAAGTGGGTGGCTGCGAATGTGGACTTTAGCAAAATAGCCGCGAGCGCATCTGCGCATGCTCCACCGCCTGGGTACGCAAATCTTCGCGGTTTTGCTCGGAGGCACGGCTTCTCGTCCGAGCACTTTACAAAAAAAGCGATTGGCATGGGGTTGCCGAGCCAAGGGGGGCTTGTTCCAATATTGGAGGGCGATGATTGGGTAGCCGCTAATCGTGAATTCGTTGACCGCTCACTTGCTAGCTCTGTCCAGAAGCAGAAGAAACACTCGAGCAGGGTGTCGCTGGTTGAGTTTTCGGGAATGGTTGGAGTGAAAAGGAAAACACTGGATTCGTGGGCAAAAAAACGCGGCTTCCCGTATGATCCGCATCTAGGCGTCGATGTCCAAAAGGGAGTGGATTGGCTCAAGTCCAACAGAGACAAGGTAAGAAATTTGGATAAGCCTTCTGGCGCTGAGAGCATGAACGAGTTTGCGAGGCGCAACAATCGCGCCACCGGCACAATTAAGAATTGGATAGGATTGGGCCTGCCATTTGATGGAAAGTACATCCCATCGGGCGAAGGCGATGAGTGGGTTAGTAGAAACGCTGTGTTGATCTGGTCGAGAGACAGACGGGCAGCGCGGGCGAGGCCTCCAGGCCATTCAAACATATCCGACTTCGCTCGCCTTGTGGACGTCGCCAAACACAAAGTTAGGCACGACTTGGTCGAGTCCGGCCTCCCCTACGACCACAAACTCGGCATCCCCATCCAGGCTGCCCTTGAATGGGTGCGCGAGAACCGCCCCGACATAATCATCCCGCCGGAGGCATGGCCAAGCGCCAACGACAACGGCGCCTCGAAGGACGAGGCCGCCGCATGACCAATCTCACACCTTCCCACAGAAAGCTGCTCCGCAAAGCCCAAGGCGGCAAGTGCTGCTACTGCGGCATCAAGATGCGCAACCCCCAGGCTGGCGGCCAGCAATTCCCCGACAGTGAAACAATTGAGCACCTCCGCCGCAGGGCGGATGGAGGAGACAACAGCCTGAACAACAAGGCTCTCGCTTGCTTTCGCTGCAATGTCGAGCGCGGCGAGATCGATTGGCTGACATACAAATCATTCCGGATGGGAGAGGTTTTCTTCTGCCATCCTCACGAGACGCCCGCTGACCCACCACGTCAGCGGGTAGCGGCCTAGCCGCGCACCACCAGAGGAGATCGCCGGTTAGCCCGGTGCGCAAATGCACCGGGAAACCAACCCTAAAAGCAAAAGGCGCGGCGTTATGGAGACCGGCACCACCCGTTAACTCCCGCCGCGCCTTTGAATGCGGATCATAGCCCCACCAAGAGCTCCCCGTATTCTGAGGAGACCAGCCCGCTGAGAGCTGGAAACAGCCGCTCTCTAAAACATTTCCGCCGCCATGTCAACTTTTCCACTTGCGCGTCGGCAATGTAACCATCATCCATACATCGTCCGCCACCAACGGACACCACCAAGAGGAGACCAGAATGAGAACAAGACGTCTGAATGAAGACGAAATCGAAACCTTGCGCGCGCTCCGCAGCGGCGGCGCATCCTACCAGAGCTTGGCGGATATCCAGGGCTGCGGCAAGAAGACCGTTTACGACGCATTGAACGGCCGCAGACCGCCCCGACCCGCGAACGACAATTTCGCGGATCGCGTCACCCGCTTTTCCCCACATAACGGCGGATGCAGCACCACGTCCGGTATGGTGCCGGTGACTCTCGCTCGTGTTCCGTCGATCGACGGCGACTACCGTGGGGTGGCGGCATGAAGCACACGGGGTTCAACGAACACAAGGCGTTCTATCGCGGCGATTTGGTTCGCGTTCGCATGACGCAGGAAATCGTGGGCCAGGTGGTCAACGAGCGCGACTGGGGCAAGTCCTATGCCGTGAGGCTCGGCGGCTCCACCGACGTGGAGTGGTTCGAGGACGTCGAACTTGAACCGTACAAGGCCAAGGGCAATGCCGGCGGTGGCCACGATGAGGAGCCCGAAAAGGGCGTTCCTCCGCACCTCGACAACATCATCAATCTTCGTCCTGCAGGGAGGGCATGATGGCTAAATTGAAAGTTGAGCAATGGGTGCGGTTTAAGATGAAGACCCCATCGTTTGGGGCGGTATACCACAACAAACTTATGAAGGTTGAGCACCTGGACGGCGGGATGGCTGTCGTGAAATTCCCGCCTGAGGATTTCGCGCAGGTTATAGCGCTTGCCGACATTGAGCCCTGGGACCCGCGCGTCGGCGATCGGGTGAAGATGATCAAGGAAGTGGATGGGCTCAAGGCCAACTGCGGCGCGACGGTCGTGCACAACGGCGGCGGCTCGGATCAGGACATCGTGATCGAGTTCGATAAAAAACAATTGCGTGGCCACTTCGCAAGCGGCCGCACGAAAGACGGCTTCGGCTGGTGGGTCGGCGTCAACGACATCGAGCCATTGGACGTTGCCGCGGAAGCCCAACCGGCAGCAGAAGCGGAACCCCTGAAGCTCAAGATCGAAGCCGGAAAGTTCTACAAGACCCGCGACGGCCGGAAGATTGGGCCGATGGAGCGTTACTACGATGCTTGGCACACCAGCTTCGAAGACGGCCGCATGTGGCGTGACGATGGCCTCCGTTGGTTCGAAACAAGCCGCGGTGATACCGACCTCGTCGCCGAGTGGGTCGAACCCGCCAGCGACGAAAACGCGCATGTTGCCAAGCAGCCGGTTGAAAAGCCGAAGTTCAAGGTCGGCGACCGGGTGAGGGTGGTTAAGCACCGCAACCTAGATGGCCACGCTATCTCAATGGATGCGCCGCTTGGAACTTCGGCATCCAGCGCCTCGACGAGGCGATCAATCCGCTGATCGAGCAGACGCAGCAGTCGCTCGCAACCCTTCAGGCGGCGGTGGCAACGGCACAGCAGGAGCTGTCCGACACGGTCGAAGATGCCAATGCCGCATTCGCTGCCGCACTGGCGGCCGCCAGCCAGAGCATCGCCGATCTGCAGGAGACGCTGGACCAGATGCTGGCAGGCGGCGTGCCGGCGGCGAACGTTGCCATCACCGCGATCGACGGTCTGACCGCGACGAACAGCCAGGCGGCGTTCGCTGAGCTGGTGGCGGATCTGGAAGCGCTGGCAAATAGTCTAACGGATGCTTTGAACCTCAAGGCGGATGCATCTGCGCTCGCAGCGGTGGCGGCCGGACTGGGGTCGGTTGTCACGGCGAACACGCAGGCGGTTGCCGGTGGCGAATATTATGCCAAAACGGCCGGAGGCGCCGTCACAGTCACGCTGCCGCTCACTCCCGCTGATGGCAACATCATCACGATATGGCGCTACGGCGCGAATGCCGTGACCATCGCTCGCAACGGCAAGACGATCAACTTCGTGGCCGACGACATCCAGATCGATACAGACCGAATCTTTGTGCAGTTGAAATATTTCGACGGCAACTGGTCGGCAATTCCGGGGAAATTCTGATGCAGCTGGTTTCAAATCTTCTCGGTTCGGGTGGAGGCTCCGGCACTCCCATCATGTGGCTGCGCATGCCATCTCAAGTGTTCACTCCTGAGCAGGATCTTGATTGCGTCGCTCATTTGTTTGGTCCCGGCGGCAGCGGTGGTGCGGCAAAGGGCGACAGTGTCATCGCGACAGGGGGAGGCGCCGGTGGCTATGCGAAGAAGCGGGTGCTCTTTAGGGCAGGAGTGGCCTACACGTTTACCGTAGGAGCAGGTGTTGCTGTCAGCACCTCTACCACATTGGTAAATGGGACCGACGGCGGGAACACGTCCATTGTTGGCGGCGGGTACAACATCATCGCTTACGGGGGCAAGGGTGGAAAAACCGGCGTCCAAGGCGCGGCCGTATTAGGCGGCGCGGGAGGTGCGGCTTCCGGTGGAGATGTAAATCGAACAGGCGGTAGAGGTGGGAATTGTGCGGCCGCCGTGAATTCCAGCACTCTTCAGGTGGCAAAATCCACCGGCGGCGGCGCGGTCAACTCCGACGCGGTGCGCTTCCGTAACACGGTCAACAGCGGCCGGATCATGATCATTGATCCGCAGGGCATCAAGAACGTCGACGGCGCCCCCGTCACCGTACCGATTGCCCCGGTCTTTGCCGGCATCCGTGCGCGTGTCGTTGCGTCCGATGAGGGCGTTTCCGGCTCGGTCTCGAACAAGACGATCCGCACGCTCGATGGTGTGGCGCGCTCGGTCAACTACCCGACCGACAGCAACTACCTGAACGAGAAGCAGATCGCGACCGTCATCAACGAAGACGGCCGGCGCACCTGGGGTTCGCGTCTCGCGACAGACGACGCCGCATGGCAGTTCGACAGCGTCCGCGCGACGGCTGACATGATCAACGAGAGCCTCGAAAAGATCTACTTCAAGTGGGTCGATAAGAAGCTCACCAAGGCCAACCTGAAGATGATGATCGAAGACGGCAACGCCGCGCTTCGCGTGTTCGCCAAGAACAACGACATCATCGGCGGCAAGGTCTGGCTGTCGGACCTGAACGAGCCGACCGTCAATGCGAATGGCCAGGTTTACCTGAACGTCGAGTTCGAGCCGGTCGGCCTGATGGAACAGATCAAGATCACCACGTACCGCAACATTCTCTACTACCAGATCCTTCTGGATCAGGTGCGCGGCGCGATCGACAACGGCCCGCTGACGGTTGCGGCGTAAGGAGCATCACACATGGCGACTAATCTTCCGCGCTTCCTGATGCGCAACTGCACCTTGTGGGCCGACAGCGAATCCAAGCTTGGCCAGATCGGCGACATCACGCCGCCGGTCCCGCAGGTCAAGGTCGAAGAAATGCGAAACGCGGGGATGGTAAAGCCCCGCGAGATCAACATGGGTTACGAGAAGCTGGAGTTCAGCTTCAAGATGCCTGGATTTGATCCGCAGGTTCTGAAGCTTTTCGGTCTCCGTCCCGGCACAGAGAACCCGTTCATGATCACCGGCGCACTGGTCGACGAGGACGGCACGGACCACTCCGCCGTCATGACCATCCGCGGCTTCCTGAAGCAGGCGGACGCCGGCTCCTGGAAAGCGGGTGACCAGGCCGAGAACGACTACATGGTCAGCGTCAACTATTACAAGCTCGAGGTGGATGGCGCGCCGATCTACGAGATGGACGACTTTGACGTCCTTATCGGCGGCGTCAGCCAGGTCAGCGGCCAGCGCAATTCGATGCTTCTCTGATCTAAGAGGGGCGGTCTGATGCCGCCCTTCCACCACCCACCAAATCTTGAGGAGTTTTCATGACGACCGTTACCCTTTCCACGCCGGTTGAACACGGCGGCAAGACCTATTCAGCCCTGACCTTCCGCGAAGCCGAGATCGGTGACCTGATGGTATCGGGCCACTTCAAGGACGAGCTTTCGCAGTCGATCGCCGTTCTGGCGTCGATCAGCGACACGCCGCTGCCGGCCTTCAAGAAGATCAAGGCGCGCGATCTCACCAGGATCATGACGGCGACGAAGGATCTCCTGGGAAACTCGCCGGAGCCCACGACTGGCGACTAGTCGCGGGCTATGTCGCTCACGTTCTGCACACGCCGGTCGACGTGATCGAGAAGTGGTCGCCTGACAAAGCGCTGGCCTACTTCGAAACCGCTACCGTGATCATGAAGGCGAAGGATTCCTGATGGCCACCTTACAGTCACAGCTTCGCCTGTCGCTTCTCGATCAGGTGTCCGGCCCAATCCGCCGCATTTCTGGCGTCTTGTCCAACTTTCAGCGGCAGACGGTCATGCCGCTGGGCGGAACGATCGGCAGGCTCGCCGCTCTCGGCGCCGGCTATGTCGGCGTCACGCAGGGCGTGCAGGGCACCGTCGGCGCAGCAATGCAATTCGAAACCGCCTTTGCCGACGTCCGCAAGGTGGTAAACGGCACGTCGACGCAGCTGGAGAGCTTCCGCCGCGACATCCTTGGCCTGTCCAAGGACATGCCTATCACCGCGAGCGGCTTCGCTGAAATCTATGCAGCGGCCGGTCAGTCCGGTATCGCGAACGATGAGCTGAAGACCTTCGCCAAGACCGTCGCGCAGGTTTCGACCGCATGGGACGTTCCTGTTCGCGAGACGGGCCAGGCTCTTGCCGAGATCAAGACGCAGCTGAAACTCGGTGTGTCTGAAGTCGGGCTGTTTGCCGACGCGCTCAACCACCTGTCGAACAATAGCGCGGCGAACGCGCCAAAGCTCCTGGAGTTCACCAACCGCGTTGCGTCGCAAGGCGAAATGTTCGGCTTCACGGCCCAGCAGTCGCTGGCGTTCGGCGGCGCGATGATTGCCGCCGGCGCTGAATCGGAAGTAGCAGCAACGTCGTTCCGCAATATGGGCAATGCGCTCACCGCGGCGGGTCGGGCGTCGAAGGAGAAGCGGGAGGCATTCAAGCGACTTGGCCTTGACTCGACCAAGACCGCCAAGGCGATGCAGAAGGACGCGCTCAAGACGACACTGGATACGATCGATCGGATCCAGCAGCTGACGCCGGCGCACCGGCACGTCCTCGACGCGGACAGCCGACTGCATAAGGTCGTGCGCGTTGTCATCCGGACACTGAGGCGGGTGATCGACATGCTCCTGCAGAAGCACAAGCACGTCCACATCGTTATGGCGTCCGGCAACCATGATCCGGCTTCGTCCGTGTGGGTTCGCGAACTTCTGGCGGCGATCTACGAGAACGAGCCTCGGGTGACCGTCGACACAAGCCCGATGCTCTACTACGCGTACCTGATCAACGAGGCCGTCGCACATTGGCGGCTTCCAATAACCGTCTGGCTCTGCATGCCGGACGACCCCTCGCTGGCTGCTTGTAGCCGGCGAGATTACTGACACCACCCTGCCGTCACCAGCGGCAGGACACCACCAAGAGGAGATTGAAGAATGGAAATCAACGGGGTTTTGAGGAACGCGCGCCTCGTCACGAGCAAAATCGTAGACCCGCGCGCGCCGTGTCTTCGCGGCCAGGTCTACGGTGACACCAAGGGCCGATTCCGCGATGGCGAACACATCACGACCAGCAGTATCGTGAGCGAGAAGGGTGACGTATTCAAGACGCGATATAGCGCCTACCGTGTCGAGAGCTGGGCGCCAGGTCAAGAGCCGAAACCGGATGACGCCGCCAAAGTCGCCGACATTGCCATCCGGCTTGCCGTGGCTGACCTGATGGACGACGCGCGCCCCGCCAACGACAACCATTCGCATGCATCGGCCATCAACCTGTTTGCAGCTGACTGCCACGCAGCAAGCCGCAGGGCAGGGTGGTACACCGACCTGAATACCGGCAAGGCACTGGATCGGAATGTGCCGGAAATGCTCATGCTGATCGTGAGTGAGATCGCCGAAGCCATGGAAGGCTTTCGCAAGAAACTCCAGGACGACAAGCTGCCGCACCGACCGATGATCGAGGTCGAACTTGCCGACGCCATGATCCGAATCGGCGACCTTGCGTCATTCCTCGGCTTGGATCTCGGCGGCGCGATCGTCGAGAAGATGAAGTTCAACGCCACGCGGAAGGATCACACGATTGAAGGCCGCAAAGCTGCCGGCGGAAAGGCGTTCTGATCATGCTGGCACACAGAGAACAGTGGTTCGACGGCCTGCCGGTGTCGCAGGCTGCCGCAGAAGAGTTCGTGCCGCACCACGGCGCGCTGGATCGCGAGTATATTGCGGCCAACGACAACGTCGCGCTGGCAGATCCTGCTGACGCAAACCAGGCAACGTGGGCAGGCTTGGATCCGGAACTTGCAGCCGAAATATACGCGCCGCTGGAGAAGTTGCGGGATGCGCGGATCGAAGTCCTCGCTAAGCTGCCGGGCTTCATCTATCTCGGCTCGCCTTACGCGAAATATCATGCTGGCCTAGACGAGGCGGCGCGCGTCGTTACCGAATGCGCCGGCAAGCTCATGGCTCGCGGCGTCCGCATCTATTGCCCGATCGCGCACGGCCATACGGTGACGCGCCTCCAGGAGCTCCCACGGACGTGGGATTACTGGAAGGATCAGGACCAGCCGCTGATCGATGCGGCGTCCGCGCTGATTGTCCTTGAGATGCGTGGATGGTGGGAATCTGTCGGGCTCAAGTATGAGTTTGAAAGCTTCCTGCTGGCGGGAAAGCCGATCATCTATCTCAAGCCGGAAGATCTTGGCGTGATGGAGCCGCAGACGGGGAGGGCCGCTAGATGCGATACGTCCTGCTAAAACGTGACCTCTACGAACGGCCCGGCCACATGGGTTACACTGGCATCCGTGACAATGCCGGCACATGGACGGCGGAGGAGTTCGCCAGCCACGATATTCCCATCAAGGCGAAATACACGCCGAAAGAGCGTGATAGTTATGCTTTGCCACTAGACCGGGCGCCGGAGTTCACCAGCGAGTGCTTTCACGACCTGTCGCTCGCGCACCTGCGTGGGAAGGTGGAACGGCTGCAGGAGGCCCTGACGCCAAGCGGCGACACAAAGGCCGCTTACATCGGCGAGTTCAGCTTTAGTGTCGAGGACCGCAACGAAGATGGCGAGGAGTGCTCGCGGAACGTCGTGGTGCCGTGGACGACAGTCAAAGAGATTATGGCCACCATCCGCGCGCGGGCAGAGATGAAGGAGGCATCATGAACGGCTGGCTTTTCGCAGTAGTGTTTATGATTGGCGTTTTCGTCAGCGCGGACCCGATTAGGTCTCAGGTCAGTTGCGCTCTTGGCGTGCAGGCCGCGTGCAGCCATCTGGCGAAGGACTATAAATGAACCCCATCAAGCCAGGCGATCCCGTCATCTGCGTCGACGACCGGACGCTCCCCGAACAGTACCTCGGCATTCGTGCCGGGGAGACATACGTCTGCCGGTGGATAGGGCAGTGCCGCACCTACCTTGGCGGCGACTATCTCGGCATCAGGCTGGAAGGCATCCACCGCGGCGTCTGCCCTCAATTCGGCGAAGAGGATCCGCCGTTTGCGGCAAGCCGCTTCCGACCCGTCGTAGGGCCGGGCGCGAAGGGGAAAGTTAGAGAGGAGGAATTGGTATGAAGGTGCATCGGATACGCATCAGGCAACTGCCGATGGGCAGCTATGCCGTCGAGTATCGCCGCTGGCCGTGGAGTTTCTGGCGGGAGGAGACCACGTACCCTTTTCGCGCGGCGACGGCAAAGGTAGCGATGGAGCGTGCGAAGATTCTTCTGATCGGCGGGAAGGTCATTTCGCACGATGCCATAGTAGCGGCCGCGAAGGGAGAGACCACATGACGAGGGAAGGAAAGGCTGTCGCGTCAGGGGGCGCCGTAGGCTTGCTGATTGGCTTGGCAATGTGCCTAGCCTTCGGCGTGTTCGACATCCAGTGCCGCGGTACTGGCAAGCCTTCGTGGAACGCGGAAAGGCAGGTGTGCGAGTGACCAACCGAAATTGGACAAGCTGGAACGGCGGGAAATTCCTGCCGGTTCCGGAAGACGCGATCGGCGCTGTTATGCTTCGCTGCGGCCGAGTGATCGAGGACGTGCGCGCCAAGGACGTTCTTTGGGGACGGGCGAAGCGCGAGGTAGCCGCGAACGACAACGACAGCAACGGCGGCAAGATCGTCGCATATCACTTCACGGGAGAAGCCGCATGACGACCCTGGTTGAACGGATCGCCTCTTTCCTGAAAGACCGTGACGAGAACGTCTTGCCCGAGGAGGCCACCGACGAGGAGCGCAAGGCCAGCGCAGAGAGCATTTTGAAACTGATGCGGAAGCCGACGCCCACCTTGCATGCGGCCGCAAACAAGATCGCCGTCTACTACGACGACTTTTCCTGCGGCGACGGGAATGTGACGCTCGGCACGCCGTCATACCCTGAGAAGTTCAATGATGTCTGGGCCAGCCTGATCGAAGCTGAATTGAGAGGAGCAAAACAGTGACCGCACTTGCACCTATGATCAAATCCGAAGACGCCGGCTGCCTTGCCGCTGTGCCGCAGGGTGTGGCGCTGTGGACGCCTTGGGGCGACCTCACCGGCATTCCCGCCAACGACAATCGCGTTCCCCCTTGCTCGGGGCACGCGGACGACAACCTGCCGCCCGTGGTAGCGTTCACCGGCTTGGCCGGAGCCGGCAAGTCCACGGCGAGCCGTTATCTGGTCGAACGCTACGGCTACAAGCTCGTGAAGTTCGCCGGACCGCTGAAGGATATGTGCCGCGCGATCGGACTGGTGGAGGAGCAGATCGAGGGCCACCTGAAGGAAACTCCTTCGCCCATGATCCAGGGCAAAACGCCGCGTCAGTTCATGCAGCTCCTCGGAACTCAATTTGGCCGAGACCTTATCGGCAAAAGCTTCTGGGTGTCGCTGTGGGGGCAGCGAGTGTTAGAACTGACGGGTCAGGGCCACCGCGTCGTCGTCGATGACTGCAGATTCCCAAATGAAGCTGCCGCCATCCGCGCTCTCGGTGGCGACATCATCGCGATCGCCGCACGTGGCGGGATCGAGAGCACGCACGAAAGCGAATCGGGCATCGGTACGGATCCTGATGCAGTCCTGGCGAACAGCGGCTCGATAGAGGATCTGCATCAGAAGATCGAGGAAGTGATCAGGCGCTGGGGTTAACGCTTCTTCGGCCCTGGCTTCTCATCTTGACCGAGCGCAGACGCGGACACTTTGCGGGTTTCGGCGGCCGTCAGCTTTCCGGTCTTCAACCCCTTCGATGCTATAGAGGATACAGACTGGCTAGTTTGCTTCTTCGCTCCGCCGCCCTTGCCTGTTGTTGATTTTGCCATGGTCGCCTTCCGCGGATGTTGCGTTGAAAGCATACATGCAACCGCCCAAGAATGGAAGTGAAAACAAGCCCGCTTGCTGACCGCAGGCGGGCCTTTTTTGTTTCCTGCGCATTCTCCGCCCCATTGACTCTCTCCGTCGATGGGAACAAAATAGGAACATGAGACACGCACGCAGCATCGAGCTTGTTCGTCAACCTCGCGACGAGGTCGTCTATCTGGGCCTTGTTGAGACGCCGGAAGAGACGACGCTTGACGATATCAGGGATTGGCATGTCCTTGGTGGGCACTGTGCCAAGTGCGAGCGTTCGGGCTGGTTGGTGCGGGATGACGTGGCAAAGCGATTCGGGTCGTCTGCTTATTTGTCGTCGCTCTCGCCAAGGCTCCGGTGCCTCGCGTGCGGCAACAGGGGGAATAATCGTTGGATCATGGGCCGGTTGCCGAGATAGACGATTGGGCGAAGAAATACCGATGGGTGCGCTCCTGGCCGAATGACCGCGGCCTCGACGGGAAGCCGCTGGAAGATTATGTCGGTTTTGACGGCGACCAATATATTGGCCGCATCTTCCAGGACGCACAGACCACCGAGAAGCGAGATCAGTGGAGGTGGAGCGGATCCTATCCGCGCGGCTGCCGGGACATCATTCTCCCGCACAGCGGCTGGCTCCCTACGGCCAAGGCGGCGTGTCGGCAGGTCGAGGCGTACTGGGACGCGGCAAAACATCGGGGATGAGTGGCGCAACACGACATGCAACGTGTCAGTCGTCCAGCAGCACCTTGCGCGCGCGTACTCGATGCTCGTTGATGGGAGATTCTCTTGCGATTTGCTTCAGGGCGGCATCTGTCTTCTGCGTTATTGACGCCATGTCTGGATTCCCGTTGCCATGAGCTCGGTACTGCATGACTCCGATCAAGATTTTTTGCAGGTCATCCAATTCATACGACTTGAAAACGCGCACATACTCCTCGATTGGCAGTGCCGCCAGTCCGGATAGGACCGGCTGCGTCAAGCCCTCATCGGCAGATCGTGTGAACAGCTCATCCGCTGACAATTTTGGCAAAGCTTCGGCAATCGCAGCATTTAGCGCTGCCGCGACTTCATGATCGACCGGATTGTTTGCATCTCGAAACATAGGGTCAATCTTCAATCGACCAGGCACATTCTTGTGGGCTTCCAGAAAGGCGTCGATGACCGGCTTAACTTTCTCGTCAGCAGACAAGAGCTTCAGAAGTGAAACTGTGTTTGACAGGTTGTCCGCAGTAAGATGTTTCACCCCCGACACAAACGCGTTGGAGACGGCGACTGCAACAGTGTCAGCGCTCGCTTTGAAAGAATTATGAAAAAGATCCCAGGCTTTCCTGTATTCCTTCGTAGCATATGAGCTCTCCACACGTTCATGGAGCGCGGTCGCATGCTTTTTTATATCAGCATCGACGAAGTAACCCTTTGCAATGCTTTCTTTTATGGTTTCATCAAATTCATCAATATGCGAAAACCCGTAATTATCTATTAGTTGATCCCAGATGAGCTCCTTGTCGTTAGCCTCTCCTTTTTCCGCGCGAGACAGTCGGTCTGTAATCAATGACCTCCTCTGAACGAAATCAATAGACGGAGCGACTTCTGGCTGATGGTGGCACCATCCAAGCAGCACGATTGAGCTCACGACACTACGCATCACGTCGTGGTGATATGACGCAAGAAGTGGGGATATGGCTTGGACGGCGGAGTATAGCTTCCTTATAACCCGGACATTGTCGATTCCTAGTGAAACGCACCGGTCCTTCGTATATGTGGCCACTTCATCATCATCTTCTATTGCAATGAAGACGCTCTCCGTCGGCGTCGGCGCAAAAAGAACATTTTTATCAACAACCTTTTCTAAATATGAACTAAACTGGTCCCTGTCAGGCCCCCTCAACGCCTCGTCGTTTAGGAGAAGAACAATTTTGCATTTACGCTCTTCCTTCAAATAGGAGACATAACCTAGAACATCGCCTGCTGTTAGTCCGGCGCCTTTTCTTTCCATGTCATCGATGCAAACGATGTGCTTGCTGACCACTGAAGACAATGCTGAGATCACACCGCCTTTTAGACCGTGAGGGAGGACACGCGCCGCTTCGGTGATGGCTTTCTGTAGGCCGCTTGTCCCCGCGCTAACCATATTCTCTAGAGTTGAGTAATCTGGGACGTCGCCAACCTGTTTTCGCGTCTGAAGGTTTTGCAGGATCTGACTTTTGATGTCCTCAATCGAATTGACGCCGAAGAGTGAAACGTATGAATAGTTGTTCAGCGCTAATGTCGCCGCGCTCCCACGGGCCCTCTTGGCTTCTTCTTTCCATGTGTGGGTTTTCCCCGTTCCCCAATTGCCACGGATGCAGAGAACCTCTGGCTCAGGGCTGCTTAAGAACGACCCAATGGCTCGCTTCACGTTCAGTACTGACATGTTCACCTACGATCGGCATTTGCAACTTTAGCTCAGCCTGTAGGATATCGGGACATGATGACAAAAGCCAAGGTTCGCTTTGCCGCCTAACGCGACGATCAGCGGGAACCAGTATTGAGCGACAATGCGCCAAAGCGGAAAGCTAAGAATTGTCGGCATCAGCGCGGCCATTATTTGAAGGGGGAACGGAACAGACCGGGTCCAATTTTTGCAAACCACATCGCTAATTTGCAAACTGCCGAATTTGGGCGCGGCTAACCCATTGATTTTTGGTGGGTGATGTAGGGCTCGAACCTACGACCCGCTGATTAAGAGTCAGCTGCTCTACCAACTGAGCTAATCACCCGACCGGCACCGTGTGGCGGTGTGAGGGGGCGTATAAAGGGGAAGTTTGGGCTTGTCCAGCGCGTAAATGAAATTTCTTCGATTTTTGTGACGAAAAAATTTCGGCCGCGCTGGAAAAGCCTGGAAATCCGGCGTTTTACGGATTTTTTCTTTTCGTCATCCGCGCCTGAACGCCCGCCCGATAAAGATGAGGATGCAAGCGCCGATGAAGCCGGCGATCAAATATCCCAGCCAGCCGGTCAAAACGATTCCGAAGACCGAAAGGATGGCGTTGGCGATGATGGCGCCGACGATTCCGAGAAGGATGTTCATGAAAACACCCATATTGCTTTTCATGAATTGTTCGGCGAGCCACCCCGCGACGCCACCGATGATGATGGCTGCAATCCAGCCAATGCCAGCAGATTCCAT